TTCTCACATGCTATAAACGTAACTGGTATAGTTACAGCTACAGGTACTTCAGTATTTGCTAATCTTGATATATCAGGTGATGTTGATGTTGATGGAACACTTGAAACTGATGCTTTAACAATTGCTGGTGTAGCATCATTACCTTTTGAATCAGCTGATCATACAAAACTAAATGGTATTGAGGCTTTAGCTGATGTAACAGATACTACGAATGTAGAAGCTGCTGGAGCACTTATGGATTCTGAATTAACAGATTTAGCTGGTGTTAAAGGTGTAACAATTTCAACATTACAACCTAAACCATCAGAAGGAGCTTTTGCAAATGGTGATAAAACTAAATTAGATGCTATAGCTTCTGGTGCAACTGCTAACTCAGCTGCTTCAATTGCTGAAACAAAAGCAGGTACTAATGCTGCTAAGTTTGTAACACCTGATAGTTTAGCTGGTAAATCTATAACAGCAACTATTGATGTTAGTTCATTAAATTCAGGAGTAAATAAAGCTGTTGTTGATCATGATTTAGGTACACACAATATAGTAGTTGAAACTAGCTTTGTAACATCTAAAGAAGTTGTAATATGTGAATATCATAAAGATAACAATGGATCTGCATCTACAGACCATATTACTTTCCATTTTGCTTCACAACCTACTGAGGATATATTGGTTACGGTAACTTCTGCTAAAGGAGCAACCTCAATAACTCCTACGTATCCTAGCTCTTAATAAATAACTAAATACAGGCGGTGCTTCGGTACCGCCAGTATTAATTTAACTATAATAATATGGGTATAAACATAGTATCAAAAATAGACTCAATTCATGTAACTGGTGAATCCGGCTTTGGACTTTATGGAGGCGGTCATGGTACTTTATCTATTGCAAATAGTGACAATAGTTATCAAACTATATTTGGAAAAGATGGTGGTGCTTATAGTGATATTGATGGTAGCATTGTATTAAAAGATTATGGACCTGGTAACAACTTAAATAAAAGTAGTAACTTACTAACTGCTAAATATGCTTTAGGTGTATCAAGTTCAGGTAAATTAATAGAAATACCATTAACAACTGGTGATCCTACAACTGTTACTGCTTCTAGTAACACACATACTATAGATTTTAATGCTGATAATCAAAATTACAATGTAACAGCTACTAACGCTACTAACACAATTAATTTTAGTAATTTAGCTGCAGCTGATGTAGGAAAACAAGGAACTATAATAATAACAAATCCATCAAGTGTAGGCTCTTTAGCTTTTGCTGCATTACCAAATACGGCATATACGCCAGGTGGTAGTACAATAACATTTGATACAACTGCAGATGCAATAGCTGTAATAACTTATATGGTTATAGCATCAAACAAAGTTTTAGTTAACTATGTAGGCGGGTTTAAGCAATACGGAACTTAAAATAACGGGTATGAAGTGGTTGTGGAATAGAATAGATTTCTGGAATACTACTACTACTTTTAACACGAGTAGAAGTACTAGCAGGTCGACTAGCACGTCTAGATCGACTAATACTGTATTTAGTACTAGTAGAACAACTACGTTTTCAACTAATAGACCAACTAGCACAGTAGTACAAACTGCTAGAAATACAACAACTACATATAATACAACAAGAACAACAAACACGACTTACAGTACTAGCAAGTCAACTACAACAGTTGTAAGTACAAGTAGAAATACTACAGTTAGTACATCTAGAGCCACATCAACTGTGGTTAGTACTAGTAGAGCAACTAATACTACATTTGGTACTAGTAAAAGTACAACTACTACATTTAGCACTCAAAGAAATACAACTACTACATTTAACACATCTACAGTTACTAGTTTTGGTACAACAGTACCTACAAGTATAAACACTACTACAGTATATAATACAACTAGATCAACTACTACTACTTTTGCGACAAGTAGATCAACCACAACTACATTTTCAACAAATAGAAATACAACTATATCAACAAGTAGGATAACTACTAGAACTATAGAAACTTCTAAAAATACAACTACTGTATATAATACTGTTGTAGCTACAAGTAGAATAACTAACACAATAACTATAACTTATTTTGCAACTAGTGTTGTTACAAATTACAATACTAGTACAACAACTAGTAGATCTACGTCTACAGTTGTTAGTACAAGTAGAGCTACATCAACAGTTGTAAGCACAAGTAGAGTTACAAGTAAAAGTACAAATACAGTATATAATACTAGCACAACAACTACTAAAAATACCTCTAGAGATACAACAACTGTTTATACTACAACATTTAATACTTTTGTAAGAAATACTATTAATACTCTAATAACAGAGTATAATACTTCTACTTCTACTACAACTACTTTTAATACAACTAGATCTACTACAACATCGTTTACAACAACATTTGCGACAAGTAAATCAACAACTGAAAGTAGAAGTACAACAACTATTTATACTACTAATACTGTTTTTAATACAACTACTGCGACTAACACTGTTTACAATACAAGTACAACAACTGTGTTTGCTACAACAACTGTATATCAGACAAGTAAAAATACAACAGAATCAAGAAGTACAACTACAACGTATTCAACTACTACTACGTATAATACCAGTACAAGTACTACAACAGTATTTAATACAACAACATCTACCGTAACTACGTTTACCACAACGTTTTCAACTTCAAGATCTACTACAACTAGTAGAACTACAACTGTTTCTACGAGTAGAGTAACAACAAGAACATTTGCAACTAGTAGAAATACTACAGAAAGTAGATCAACAAGTACATCTAGGTCTACTACAACTAGTAGAACTACTACTATATCAACTAATAGAACTACTATATTTAATACTACTACAGCAACTGTAACAACATTTACAACTACATTTGCTACATCTAGAAACACTACTGAATCAAGAAGTACAACTACAGCATACGTAACTTCTACTACGTTTGAAACATCTAGAACTACTACGTTTGGAACTACTACTGCTTACAACACTGTTAGAGGAACAAGTAGATCAACATCAACGTCAAGAACTACTAACACGTCTAGATCTACTACAACTGAATATACATCATCATTCAATACAAGTAGAGGAACTAGTAGATCTACAACTACAGCTTACACAACTACGTTTAACACAGCTAGAACAACTGAAACAGTATATACTACAAGCACTGTGTTTGCTACTGGAACTAGTAGATCTACAAACACTGCTTATACAACAACATATAATACTAGTAGAAACACTGGTGAAAGTAGAGCTACTTCAACTGTATTTGGAACAGCTACAACTACCACATATGAGACAAGTAGAAATACAAAATATAACACTAGTACAACTACTCAAACTAGTAGAAATACTACTGAATCAAGAAGTACTCTTACAGTTTATATAACTAGTACAGCTTACACAGCTAACACAGCACAAAGTACTACAACTACACATCAGTATAATACTTCAACAATTACAGTTACAACATTTAGTACAGCTACATCATTACAAACTAGAGCAAGAACAAGCTCATCATTTAGTGCAGTTTCTAGCTGTTACAATGCTGCGTTTAACTTAGTGTATAGATTAGTTAACTACGGTCCAAATAGTAATCAAATAATATCAAGTGGTGATAACCTATATACTAACTCAGCTGGTACTAGTCCATTAAGTAGTGGTTATTACGGTATTGCAATGAACACTGGTGGTAACGCAACAAGAGTAGCTACAGTAGGTTCAGGTGGTTTAGTAACAGCGGTGCTTGTTTGTAGCGGCGGTGGTGGTGGACCAGGCGGCGGAAGAGGCGGCGGTGGTGGAAGTGATCCAGGTGGACCTGGTGATCCATAGAAATGAGCTGGTTCCAAGACGCTTACCAAAAAGCTAACCTAAGATTTGATCACGAAAAGATAGTATTTTACGAATCTATTCGTGGTCAATATTGGCAGGTTATGATGGGCTGGGAAAAACCAATAATGGATAAAATGGCTGAGTTATCTGTTAGTGAAGGTGATCATGTATTAGAATGTGGTTTTGGTATGGGTATATTATCAGATGCCATACAAGCTAGAAAACCAGCATCACATACAATATGTGAAAACCATAAAGATATAATACCAAGATTAAAGTCTTGGGCTAAAAATAAATCTAATGTTATATTACATGAGGATAAATGGATAAATGTAAAAGATAGTGAGTATAATGTAATATTAATAGATACATACGCAGATGATGATTTGCCAAAATTTAAACAATTTTGTGAAGCTAAAATGAATAAAGGTATAATTAGCTGGTGGAATCATTTAGGTAGCGAAGAGCATACCATGGGTTGGGACAATGTTAAATTTTATGATGTAACAGTTGATCCACCTAAAAATGCTTATTACAACAATTCAATATATAAAATACCAATAAAAGAATTATGATAGATGAAAGTTTAATAACACCTTACGAAGGTACAAATTTTAAAGTAGAAAAACAAAACTGGGTTATAGACACTGACGGTAATACTAGAGCTGTATCTGTTTTTAGCTTTAAAAACAAATATGGCGGTTATGAAAACTATGAATCATATGTTGAGTCTTATTTTAACGATTGTGCTGAGTGTGATAACAATAACTGTTTTGATAATTTAGTATATGGTGACGTATTGGTTATTGGTTTAGGTATAGGTGTTATACCTGAGTATATAAGAAAAACTAAAAATTATACAAGTATTGATGTTGTTGAAGACGATCAAGAACTAATTGATTATGTGGATTTTTTACATGAAGATATAAACATCATATCAACATCAAATTGTGAAACATATCAAGGTTCTAAAAAATATGATTTAATCATACTTGAATATTATCATCATACTGATCAGTTTAATGAACCTGGAACAATGAGACATAATTATGTGCCTCAGTTGAAAAACTCTGATAGTGTTATGATTTGTCCGTTAATAAATAAAGTTATAGAAAATGCCTAATACTAATACTAGTACATTTACATCTACTACATTTAATACTAGTACTGACTTTGCTACAATAACGCAATACGTCGAGAATACTAGTAATGTTACTGGTGAAAGTAGAAACACCACAACGGTGTATTCTACAAGTACTGTATATGGCACAACGACAACATATAACACTGATAGAAATACTGTTTATAATACTAGTAGAAGTACAAACGAAAATACAAGTACAGCTACTACAACTTCGTATACCACATCAACAGTTTTCAATACTGGTAAAGGCACATCAAGATCTACAACAACTTCGTTTAATACAGATACTAGTAGAAATACAACTGAAAGTAGAAACACAACAACTACATTCAATACTGGTAGAGGAACATCTAAGTCTACTACAACTTCTTTTAACACTACGTTTGGTACTGGTATAGTAACACAGAAAAGTACTACAACTGTTTTTGGAACTTCAACAGTTTTTGATACTACAACATCTTTTAATACTACTTATAACACTAGTACTACAACACAAACTAGTAGAACAACAACATTTAACACAAGTAGAAACACAGCTGAGTCAAGAAGTACTACAACAACATATACTACTAGTACCACATTTAATACTAGTAGAAGTACAACTAGATCAACTAATACCACTTATGCTACTTTTAAACATACCGTATTTAATACTAGTACTACTACTGCGTTTACAACTACAACAGTATTTACTACCACAACAACGTATACAACATCTACTACGTTTAATACGTCAACAACGTATACAACAACTTTTAATACAAGCACTGTAACTGCTTTTACAACTACAACTGTTTTTAATACTAGTAGAAGTACAACTAAAAGCACTAACACTACATGGTCAACTAATAGATCAACAAGCACTGTTTATAATACAAGTACGGTAACAATAGAGCAAAGATCAACAACTACAGTATATACTACAAGTACAGTATATAATACTAGTAAATCTACATCTACAAGTAGAGTTACAACTATTAGTACTAGTAAAAGTACAAACACCACATACTCTACTAATAGAAATACTACAGAGCAAAGAAATACTACTACTACATATACAACTACTACAGTTTATAATACAAGTACTACAACTAGTAAAAGTACTACAACGACATTTAATACAACTAGAAGTACAAACACAACGTATTCTACAGCAAGAAACACATTGAGTACTTCACCTATAAATAGAAGTACTACTAGAACAACAAACACTATTACTATAACGTATTTCGCTACTTCGTTTACAACTTCTTATAATACTAGTACTAGCACTACTACTGCTTATACAACCACGTTTAACACGAGTACATCTACAACTACTACGTTTAATACTAGTACAGCTACAACTACTTCTTTTACTACAGTTTATAATACTAGTACTACAACAATAAGAAATACTGCTAGAGATACTACCACTATATATACAACTACGTTTAACACTAGTACTCAAACGCAAACAATTACAATAACAGCGTTTAACACATCTACAACGTATACAACTACGTTTAATACAAGTACTAATACAGTGTTTAATACAAGTACTAATACTACCACTACATTTAATACTAGCACTAGTACTGTTACTACGTTTGCTACTAGCACGACAACAACAACCGTTTATAACACAAGTACAGCTACTACTAGAACAACAACTTATAATACAAGTACAAGTACATTAACAACGTTTAATACAAGTACTGCAACTATAACAGCTTATAACACGACAACTAGTACTACGACTACGTTTAACACAAGTACTAATACTACAACTACGTTTAATACTAGTACTACAACTACGTTTAATACGTCAACTAGTACAACAACGGTGTTTAATACAGTTACAGCTACGGTAACAACATTTGAAACAACTACCGATACAGCTACTGTGTTTAATACAAGTACCACAACTACTACTATATTTAACACTAGTACAACAACAGCTTTTAACACAACCACAGCTACCACAACCACATTTACAACAACAACTGTGTTTACTACAACGTACAATACTACTAGATCAACTAATACAAACTGGTATGATGGTGATAATCATGGTCAGCTTGGTGATCCACCGTTTAGCGCTGGTAGGTAGAAAAGCGTAGAAACGTGTAACTATTATAATACTAATAAATTAAATTTAATTATATGGAAATGTTTAATAAAAAAGAGTTGGACAAAAGAATTGGCCATCTCAAAAAAAATAAAAGTCTTTATGACTTAGAGCAAGTAGAGGGTTATGTAAAAAGAAGATGTGCTGAATATAGTATAGATTCTTCTTATGATGTAATAGCAGAAGAAATGCCATACTTTAAAACCCTAGCATACACTGAATATGCAGGTTGTTTTTATATACAACCACTAAACTACAAATTAAGAAACGAGCAAATGATCGATGCTTGGTATGATAAAGAAGAACTTGGTTATCCAACTTTAGATTATTCTGCTTGGTTTGTTGATAAAGTAGTAAACAATGATAGTAACAAGTATTTAGAAAGAGAAGATGTTACTAAAAATTATCCAGCTAAAGATAACTTAGTTGTTTTACCTGGATCAAACAAGGTGCGAGAAAATGTTTGTTTAAATAAATTAAAACATATTAAACAACAGCATGGTGATAATGTTTATTTTAAACCGCACCCAATAACAACACACCAGATAATTGGTGAGTTAAAAGATTTTTTTGGTGAAGACTGTATATTACCTAGAAACGCAGATATGTATTACTTTTTACAAAAAGCTAAAAATGTATATACAACTCATATAAGTGAAAGCTGTTTATTTGCAGCAGTGCTAGGTAAACATATACAACCAATTGATGTTTGGAATAATATACAAAGAGGATCGTTTTATTGTATAAACAATCATATATTTAAAGAGCAAGCGCAAGCTAAAAAATTCATCAATTACACTTTTTCAAGTTATAAATCAGGTATTATAAATCCTGCTATAGATAAGAACTGGAAAAAGAAAGTAGATGATTATTTAGATTATATAATGTTTAAACGAGAAACTTATAAAAATTGGTTTCTAGCATCAGAACCAAAAAAGAAGTAAAAATAGTGACAATTGCGTGATAATAAAAAAGTAAAATCAATTTAAATTAAATATAAATTATGGCAAAAAGTAAAGCAAAACCTACAAAGGTTACAAAACAAGAATTAGAAACAATACAAGGTCTTGTTTCAAATATAAACGAATCACAAATGAGAGTTGGTGGTCTTGAGATACAAAAAAAATATGCTATGGATCAAGTTCTAGCTTCTCAAGAAAAACTACAAGTTTACAACAGAACATTACAAGAGAAATATGGTTTAGTGTCTGTTAATATACAAGACGGCTCATTAAAACCTCTACCAAAAAATGAAGTTAATAAGAAAAATTAGTATCGGTAGAGACTATAAAAACGAAGCAATGCATTACTCCGTAGGCCAGGAGGTCTATGGAGGACATGTGATCGATTCTATAATAGAGGAAGACGATAAGTTTAGTGTATTTATTAAGAAAAACGACGAGCTTATGCCATGGAAAGACTTTAATAAAAACATGGCAGTATCCGTTGAGTATAATCTAGAGTTTTAGTGAAAAGTGTTGAAAACTTTATAATTAAACCATTAAACAATAAAAGGTATAATAACATAAAGAGCATAGGAGATAAGCAGTTAATACTTAACTCAGATATTTTTTCTCATCAATATGTTAATAGACACGCAGAGGTTATTGCAATACCTACAGTTGGTGACACCGATATAAAAGTGGGTGACACTGTTATTGTTCACCACAATGTGTTTAGAAGATGGAATAATATGAAAGGTGAAGAACAGGATAGCAAATCATATTACAAAGATGATATGTATTTTGTATTTCCTGATCAAATATTTTTATATAATAACGGTGATGAGTGGATAGCAAATGATGGATTTTGTTTTGTCCAACCTATAAAATCTATGTCAAAAGATATTTTTAACGAAGACAAAGAACAACCATTGGTTGGTATATTAAAATATCTTGATAAAGGGTTAGTTGATATGGGATTAAAAGCTGGTGATTTAGTTGGTTTTAGACCTACTAGTGAATACGAGTTTATTATAGATGATAAAAGATTATATAGAGTATTAACACATTTTATTACAATTAAATATGAATATCAAGGACAAGAAGAAGAATATAATCCAAGCTGGGTATAAAGCTGTTGATGAATTAGTAAAGGTTGCTCAAGAAAAAATAGTAGAAACAGAAGATGATGTTTCTGCTGATAGATTAAAAAACGCTGCAGCTACCAAAAAACTAGCTATATTTGATGCTTTTGAGATATTAAATAGGATACAAGAAGAGCAAGATATGCTTGACGGTAAAACAAAAGAAGAAGTAAAAGAAAAGGCTTTTAGTGGTTTTGCTGAGAAAAGATCAAGATAATGTACGAACAAGCGTTATACAAGGTTGTAAACCCTATAAAAACAAATACCATTAAAAGACTTAACAAGTCTAAAAAATGGAAATATGGTTATAACAAAGAACATGATGTTGTAGTTATAAGCAAAACAGGTGAGATTGGCGATGTGTATAGCATACAAAACTTACAAATAGCTTTACCGAAAACACCAAAAAAAATAAAAAAGTTTGATAACGATACTTGGCAAGTTACTGAATATCCAAAAGAACTACAAAGAATAAACACTATATTTGACTGGAAAAATTATCCAGTTGATTTTAAAAACCGATATATAGATTATATAGAAGAAGAGTTTGCAAAACGTGATAACGGTTTTTGGTTTTTAAATAAAGGTGAGCCAACATACATAACAGGAACACATTACATGTATTTACAGTGGAGTAAAATAGATGTAGGTAAACCTGATTTTAGAGAAGCAAACAGATTATTTTATATATTTTGGGAAGCTTGTAAAGCTGATAGCAGATGTTACGGTATGTGTTATTTAAAAAATAGACGATCTGGTTTTTCGTTTATGGCATCTGGTGAAATAGTTAATCAAGCTACTTTAGCAAGTGATAGTAGGTTTGGTATATTATCTAAAACTGGTCCTGATGCTAAAAAGATGTTTACTGACAAGGTTGTGCCAATATCAGTTAATTATCCTTTCTTTTTTAAACCGATTCAAGATGGTATGGATCGACCTAAAACAGAATTAGCTTATAGAGTACCAGCTAGTAAATTAACTAGAAGAAATATAACTGTAGATAATAAAGAAGAACTTGAAGGATTAGATACAACTATTGACTGGAAAAACACTGGTGATAATAGTTATGATGGTGAAAAACTAAAGTTATTAGTACACGATGAGAGTGGTAAATGGGAGAGACCTAATAACATATTAAATAACTGGAGAGTTACAAAAACAACACTACGATTAGGTAGTAGAATTATTGGTAAGTGTATGATGGGATCTACATCAAACGCTTTAGATAAAGGTGGTGACAACTTCAAAAAACTTTATAAAGATTCAGATGTCACAAAAAGAAACCGCAATGGACAGACTAGCTCGGGACTATATAGTTTGTTCATACCTATGGAATGGAACTACGAAGGATTCATTGATTCTTATGGGTTACCTGTATTCGAGACGCCGCAAACAGAAGTCAAAGGACCATACGGTGATTACATAGATATAGGTGTTATAAGTCATTGGCAAAATGAAGCAGAAGGTTTAAAAAACGATGGAGATGCTTTAAATGAATTTTATAGACAGTTTCCAAGAACTGAAGAACATGCTTTCAGAGATGAAACTAGAAACAGTATATTTAATTTAGCAAAAATATACGAGCAAATAGATTATAACGAAGAGTTTGCTGAAGATTATTTAACAAGAGGTAATTTTCAATGGACAAATGGTATAAAAGATACAAGAGTTATGTTCTACCCAGATTTAAAAGGTAGATTTAAAGTATCATGGGTACCAAAAGTATCACAACAAAACAATGTTATAATTAAAAACGGTATTAAATATCCTGGTAATGAGCATATGGGTGCTTTTGGTTGTGATAGCTATGATATATCAGGTACTGTTGATGGTAAAGGATCTAAAGGTTCTTTACATGGTTTAAGCAAGTTTAGTATGGAAGACTGCCCACCAAATCAGTTTTTCTTAGAGTATATAGCTAGACCACAGACTGCTGAGATGTTCTTTGAGGACGTTCTAATGGCTTTAATATTTTACGGGATGCCTATACTAGCAGAAAACAATAAACCTCGTCTATTGTATTATTTAAGAAGACGTGGTTATAGAGGTTTTAGTATGAATAGACCTGATAAAGTTTGGAATAAACTGTCAACAGCTGAAAAAGAAATAGGTGGTATACCTAACTCTAGTGAAGATGTTAAACAAGCACACGCTGCAGCAATTGAAATGTATATACAAGATCACGTTGGTGATCAAGGTAAAATGTATTTTACTGAAACATTGCAAGACTGGTCTAAGTTTGATATAAACAATAGAACAAAGTTTGATGCAGCTATTAGTAGTGGTTTAGCTATTATGGCATGTAACAGACATTTATATAACCCTAACGCTAACGTTGAAAAAAGAAAAATAAACATCAAAATAGCAAAGTATGAAAACAAAGGTACTTTGTCTAAATTAATAAAATAAGAATATGGCCGAATCAATAATGAAAGATTATTTTCCAAGTCAAGTAGCTCCAGATATTGAAAAAGTATCAGAAGAGTACGGCTTAAAGGTAGCTAAGGCTATTGAAAGCGAGTGGTTTGTTAGAGATGGTGTAACTTACAGGTTTGCTAACAATCAAGATAGTTTTCATAGACTAAGACTATATGCTAGGGGAGAACAGTCTGTACAAAAATATAAAGATGAATTATCTATTAACGGTGATTTATCTTATCTTAATTTAGACTGGAAGCCAGTTCCTATTATACCTAAGTTTGTAGATATAGTAGTAAATGGTATTGCTGAAAGGATGTATGACATAAAAGCTTATTCACAAGATCCTTACGGTGTTGATAAGCGTACAAGATACATGGAAAGCATGTTAATTGATATGGCTAATAAAGAGTTTAACGAAGAAGTTAAAGCTATATACGGTAAAGGAATATTACAAAACAATGAAGAAGATATACCAGAAAACAAAGAGGAGCTAGAATTACACATGCAGCTTAATTATAAGCAAGCTGTTGAAGTTGCTGAAGAACAAGCTATCGCTACTTTATTAGCTGGTAATAAATACGAGTTAACAAGAAAAAGATTTTATTATGATTTGACAGTGTTAGGTATTGGCGCTGTTAAAACTAGTTTTAATACATCAGAGGGTGTAACTGTTGAGTATGTTGATCCTGCTAATTTAGTTTGGTCTCATACTGATGATCCATATTTTGAAGATATATATTATGTTGGTGAAGTAAAAACAATACCTATAAATGAACTAGTAAAACAGTTTCCTGATTTATCAAGTGAAGAGTTAGAAGAAATATCTGGTCAAAGTTTTAGAAAAGCTGGTTATTATAATACAGCTCATGATTATGATGAAATAGATAAAAACCAAATACAGGTTTTATATTTTAATTATAAAACATATTCAAAAGAAGTATATAAAGTAAAAGATACAGCAACAGGTGGAACTAAAGTAATAGTTAAAGATGAAACTTTTAATCCTGTTTTAGACGATGCTTTAGCAGCTAGATTTGGTAAACTTGAAAGACAAATAGAGGTTTTATATGAAGGTGCTTTAATATTAGGTAGCGACAAGTTACTTAAATGGGAGCTTGCTAAAAATATGATGAGACCTAAGAGTGACTTTACAAAAGTTAAAATGAACTATAATATAGTTGCTCCTCGTATGTATAAAGGTAAAATTGAATCATTAGTTGGTAGAATAACAGGTTTTGCTGATATGATACAGTTAACTCATTTAAAGTTACAACAAGTATTAGCAAGGATGGTGCCAGATGGTATATTTATGGATGCTGATGGTTTAGCTGAGGTTGATTTAGGCAATGGTACTAATTATAATCCACAAGAAGCATTAAACATGTTTTTCCAAACTGGTAGTATAATTGGTAGATCTTTAACTGCTGATGGTGATCCTAATATGGGTAAAATACCTATACAAGAAATATCTAGTGGTAATGGTGGTGGTAAACTACAAAGTTTAGTACAGACATATAATTATTATTTACAAATGATAAGAGATGTGACCGGTTTAAATGAAGCTAGAGATGGTAGCACTCCTGATAAAAACGCTTTAGTTGGTGTTCAAAAAATAGCTGCAGCTAATAGTAATACAGCTACAAGACATATATTACAAGCTGGTTTATTTTTAACAGCAGAAGTTGCAGAAGCATTATCATTAAGAATATCAGATATATTAGAGTTTTCACCTACAAAAGATGCTTTCATACAAGCTATAGGTGCTCACAATGTTGGTACATTAGAAGAAATGGCAGAATTACATTTATATGACTTTGGTATATTTATTGAATTAGAGCCAGATGAAGAAGAAAAACAATTGTTAGAAAACAATATACAAATGGCTTTAACACAGCAAAGTATAGAACTTGAAGATGCTATTGATTTAAGAACAATTAAAAATGTTAAACTTGCAAATCAATTATTAAAAATAAGACGTAAGAAAAAGCAAGAAAGAGATCAAGAGTTACAACAACAAAACATAAAAGCTCAAGCTGATGCTAATGCTCAAGCACAAGAAGTAGCAGCTCAAGCAGAAATAAAGAAACAACAAGCAATAGTTGAAATGCAAAGTCAGTTAGAAAAAATAAAAGCTGATATGGCTAGTAAAAAATTACAAGAAGAAACTGTGCTTAAAAAAGATTTAATGAATCACGAGTTTGAATTAAACATGAAATTAAAAAACATGGAAGATCAAGCTATTGATAAAAAAGAATCTATAAAAGAAGATAGAAAAGACCAGAGAGTAAGATTACAAGGTGAAGAGCAAAGAAAAAGCAAGAAAGCCGCTAAAAACTTTGAATCTTCAGGTAATGATACTTTAGGGCAAGGAATAGACATGAGCGTGTTTAATCCTAGATAATTTGTTTAATTATATAATATTATATTATGGCTAAAAAAGAGAAAGAAGTAGTTGAAGAAGTTCAACCTACTGAAACTGAAGTAAAAGCTAACGAGGAAGTTTTAAAAGAAGGTGGTGATATGAAAATAAAAGCACCTAAACCTAAAAAACCTAAACAGCTTGTCGAGCAAGATCAAGGAACTGTAAAAGTTGATCTTAGCAAGGCTAAAGAAGAAGTTACAGAAGATAATGTAACAAAAGTTGATATGTCAACAAAAGAGGAAGAACAACCTGAAGAAAAAGTTGTTGAAGAAGTTAAAGAAGAAACTAAAGAAGAGGTTAAAGAAGAAACACCTGTGCTTGAAGAAATTACTGAAGAGCAAAAGGAAGAAATAACTGAAGAAATAGTTGAAGCTAAAACAGAACAACTAAAAGACGAGGTTGAAGAAGCTGTAGAACAATCACAAAATACAGCTGAACCTTTACCGGAAAATATTCAAAAAGTTGTAGACTTTATGAATGAAACTGGTGGAAGTCTTGAGGAATACGTTAGATTAAATCAAGACTACAGTAATTATGATGACAATCAATTACTAAGAGAATATTATAAACAAACTAAATCACATCTAAATGATGATGAAATTAGTTTTTTAATGGAAGATCAATTTTCTTATAACGAAGAAACCGATGAGGAAAGAGATGTTCGTAGAAAAAAATTGGCGTTAAAAGAGCAAGTTGCAAATGCCAAAAGCCACTTAGACG